AATGCGTGGTCATGAATAACGTATCATTATTCAAGAATAACCCGAACTGAGTCAAGTCAAAATCAACATCTCGTTCAAGATAAGCGAACCGCATTATGTATATGTTAGGGTCGTAGTTCCTATCTCTGTTCTCAAGTAATAACAAATCCTCAATGAATAACGGATTTGATTGGTCATAGACAGGAACGGTTATGTCAGGAGTGCCCTCATTGCCGACTTGTGGTCCTAAATATTTATGGACATGGATGTCTAAGCCTCCCACTTGATACATTTGCGATATTATACGGTCAATATAGCGATAATCAGCAGACTTGGTAGGTCGCCACATAGATAATCTTGGCACTCTAATACTCCTAGGTTATTGCGTATTTATCTGCGAATGATGACTGTTGCCCTCACGAGCACCATCGTGTATCATAACGAGAATGAAAATCACTGAAATAATACTTGATAAGATAGCCGATAGTTGGCTGTATGAAATGGCGATGTATCAGCGAGAAGCGAAGACGTTCGTTCAGTCGTTGTCACCGAGAATCGTTCAGCATCTGGTGAAAATATTAGTTACTGAATCTAAAACCAACCACCGTAAGTGGGCTAAAGAAATCAACATGTGGCTAAGAGACATCCAGGAAATCCACCTAAAGCCATCCGGCAAGACAGTTTCGGCTGATACCATATTTAGGTGGCTAACCACTGACGCACCGCACCAGTACGACGAGATGTACGTACAACGATTCGTGAAAACACTAGCCAGAGACTATCCAAATGACCCATTGAAACCAGAAAACTCCACTGTAATCAACGACGTACTCAACATACTGAAGCGTGTATCACACGACATCGAGCACAAAAAGTTCAACTCCATAGTAGATTATTTGTGATTGATGACTGTTGCCCTCACTGACAAACTGCTGTACAGTGGGCTCCGGATTCAATCGGAGAACAATAATGGACGAAATAGCAAAACAACTACGGTACAACGATTTCATAATGGGCCTCACGCTGCTAACTCAGCAGTACGGCGTCGCCATTCAGAGTATCGGTGGTGTCACGGTGTCGGACAATCCAGAAGATTTCCGAGAACTAAACTATCGGGCTGACCGGTCTAGCCACGACTTGATTCCACTGTGGTCAGATGAATGACCACTCAGAAGCCGCTTAGCAGCGCCGAGATTGAACGATTAGCCGAAGACTGGTCACGTGACGAAACGATGTCACGACGACTGTGCGTGTTCTTAGAGCAGTTCGGTCCATCAGGGTCTGAAATCGTTGAAGATTTCTTCAAGTGGGTTCGCATCAAACACAACGGCATCGTTACGTATCATCAGATGACTAATCCCACTCAGGATGAGCACACTTCATCATATACTATTGAGTTTCCCGAAGAGATAGACGAGGTGGCATACACTCTCAGATTCAGATAAGTACATGTGACAAGAGCACAGAGCACATGAAGACATCGTTAGATTACAGGCAACAACTTGACGAGATTGACAGTAACATTCACCGGTCAGTCACTGACCCTACGTTCAAGCGTGATTTATTGAAGATGGCACACACAGCACACACAGCAATCACACATCTATCATCCGAAGAAGTAGTCTGCCGTGCGCGTAACGCAGTAACGCCAGCACAGGAACGGTTGATTGCTAATGTGGAAGACATTCTGAGCAATCTTGAGCACCACGTGGTGATGGCAGTGTTGTCATCGTGACGTTGACTTTTTCAATCAGTTGCGTATAATCTCCTTCATCGTTCAACACCACTAGAGAAGCCAATGGCCAAAGTAGCAACCAAATCAACCAAGACCGCCACGAAGACTAAGAATACCAAGAAGCAGACTCGTACGAGCAAGCCGACAACCGTTTCAAACGAAATCAAGCCATTTGTATTCAGGCTAGCCGAAGTAAAGCACATCGGCGAAGAACCATCGTGGGCTGAGCAACCAAGGCCAAGCGTCAGAATAAGCACGATGGCACATTCGTTTTCTTGGTACAGATATTTCTTCACTAACAAAGAAGCCAAAGAGATGATGCTTCAGTGGCTTCGTATCAATGGACGAGACAAAGACGCAAAAGTTCTCAAGAACATACCCGACGAACAATACCCACTAACACAATGCTGGTTAGCCAGGATGAATGCGATGGGACTGGTACTGCTTGAAAACGAATCAGATGCGCTGAATACAGCAGTGGAAAATCTGAAAGCATTGGTGGCACCATCGCCTACTACCACAGACGACAAAAAAGTAACAATCCAGGACAGATTAGCCGACAAAGCAAAAGACGCAGCAAGCGCCATCGAAGCAATGTATGATGCGTTCTTACTGAACGGCGCTAAGATGACCGCTGATATCAAGCCTATCAATGTTCTTCGTAGTATGAATGTGTCTCCACAGCACACAGGACTAATAGTAGATGAATGGACACGTGACTTGAACGACTTCAAAGCGGCACAAGCAGGTACCGATGAATACATAGCAGAGTCGTACAGTGGATACACAAAGATTCAGTTACGGAACCTAATCAAGTTCGCTGAGCAAGTCATCGCAGACTGCGGTTCATACACTCAAGTAAAGAAAGCCGAACGTAAGCCACGCGCCAAGAAAGCAGTGTCACCCGAGAAGATTGCTATGAACTTCAAGTTTATGAAAGAAGTACCAGCACTAAAACTCAAATCAGAATCACCCGCTAAGTTAGTAGCGGCACAAGAAGCGTGGCTGTATGACACGGCAAAACGAAAGATTATTCACGTCGTGGCCGACGCAAACGCAGGTTCACTTACCATAAAAAGGTCAAGCGTAGTGGGATTTGATGCTGCTTCAACAGTACAGAAGACAGTCAGAAAACCAGAAGAACTCATAGCAAAGTTCGTCAAAGAAGGTAAGCCAGCACTAAGAAAGGTATTCAAAGACATAAAAGCAACTGAAACAAAATGGACTGGCCGGTCTAGTGAAAACCTAGTGATACTCAGAGTATGGTAACGTCGTTACTGTGGTTCGGAGTTCGGACGTACTTGATTGTACTATTACTAACAGCAATCTGGGTTGATGGAGCGATGAAAGACCGAGATTTATGAGTAGATACACAGTGTTCTATTCGGATGGAACACTAATAATAACAGAATCCGAAGAAACTGACGTTACATTATCCGCTGGTTGGTATTATGGTTCTGACATTGATTGGTCAGGGCCATTTGCCACTAAAGAAGACGCCCTAGCGGAGATGGAGAACTATGTTAAGTTTCTCTGTGCCGAACCTAGAGCATTAGCAGATGATTGAAACCGATAAATACACCTACCACTGGTGTATAATATGATTGAATCACAAACTTCTACCACACAACTCAAGCAAAATCTCGTTGATTATGTACGATTCACACTCGGTGACAAAATCGTTGATTTGGAACTTGACGCCGAACATTACGAGATAGCATACCAAAGAGCACTCGGTACGTATAGACAAAGATCACAAGCGGCCACTGAAGAAAGTTACACGTTCATGGAGTTGGTTGACAATGTAAATGTGTACACACTTCCTCAAGAAGTTCAATCAGTTCGCCAAATCTTCCGAAGAACGTTCGGTGACGCCACAGGCCCGTTCGCTAGCAACTTTGACCCGTTCAGCCAAGCCAGTTTGAATGTGTATCTGATGAACTTCAATGTAGCGGGAGGACTAGCGACGTATGATTTTTACACACAGTACGTGGAACTAGCAGGGAGAATGTTCGGAGCGTACATCAACTACACGTGGAACACCGTAACCAAAAAACTTCAACTAATCAGAGACCCAAAGGCCACCGGTGAAAACGTTCTGCTATGGACGTACAACTGGAAACCAGAGTTCAACCTACTGGCCGACCCACTGATACTACAGTGGTTCCGTGATTACATGGTAGGCGCATGTAAAATGATTATCGGCGAAGCCAGAGAGAAGTTCAGCACGATTGTTGGCCCTCAGGGTGGTTCTTCACTCAATGGTACTGCTATGAAAGCAGAAGGACAAGCAGCAATAGACAAGTGTTTAGAAGATTTGAGGAATTTTGTTGATAATTCACAACCGTTATACTTTGTCATCGGCTAAATACCACAGCGATAGCGCAACAAAACCACCTAACAGGTGGTTTTTTGTTATCTAGTAATCCGATATCAACACTCAAAAAAACCACAAACCGATAAATACATTTATCTACAACACGAGGATAAAACATGAAAACATTACTATCTCCAGGCGTAGAGGTATTTGTTGATGATCAAAGTCAATACGTACAGGGATCAACCAACTCAGTTCCCTATGTTTTGTTAGCCACTGCGTCTAACAAAGCGTCTGGTTCTGGTGTTGGCATTGCTCCAGGTACAGTACCTGCTAACGCAAATAACGTATATTTGATGACCAGCCAACGCGACCTACTTGCTTGGTATGGTAAGCCATTGTTCTATACTACATCAAGTGGCTCGCCAATCAACGGTGACGAACTCAACGAGTATGGACTACTGGCTGCTTACTCCGCTCTGGGTATCAGCAACCGCTGCTACATTCAGCGCGTTGACGTTGATCTTCAAGACCTAAAAGCGTCTTTGACTCGTCCAATGGGCGAGCCAAATGGTGGTCAATACTGGCTTGACACTGCGAACACCACGTGGGGAATCAACGAGTGGAACGTCGTTACGTCTGCTTTCACCGTGAAGACCCCCAAGATTGTTCTGAGTCAGTCTTATCTTGAGCCTGATCCGTTTGACACTGATGTCACTTATTCGCCGCGACAACGTCCTGTGTCCAGTTTTGGCGACATCGGCGATTATGCCGTCAATGTACTTGAAACAGACAATCCTGTGTATTTCAAAGTCGGCGCCCCAACCTCTGGTCAGGCCGTCGGCACGTCCTACTTTGACAGCGTTTATAACAGTTGGATTCTTGTAGGCTCCAAAGAATGGATGACAGCGTGGCCAACCGTTACTGGTGGCACAAACACCGTTGGCGTAACTATTCCAGTCGGCACCACATTTACTATCAACGGCGTTACCGTCACCGTACCGTCAGCAGTTCTTCCGCAGACGTCAATGGCGGCTTTAGTATCGCACATCAACGGTCTAGTGATTCCCGGAGTATATGCTGCTAACGTCAATGAAAAACTCATGCTGTATTGTAACTCTGATGCTATCTACACGAGCTTTATTGGTGCCATTGATATTCAGTTCCCACCAGGATCTCCGTTGCCAAACGCGTTGGGTATCTTATCTGGCATTTACAACTGCCCGATGTACCAAGCGACTCCTAGTTACCAAGTTCCTCGCTGGCGCACGACTGACGAGCCAGCCTCTCGTCCTACCGGTTCAATCTGGATCAAGACCAATAGCGTCACAGGTGGCACTAAGTTTGTAATGAAGAAATACGACGCTACTCTGGATGCGTTTGTATCTACGCCAGTCACTGTCTATTACAACGACGATCAAGCGACTTACTCACTTGACCCCAGCGGCGGCGGCCAATCTATTCCTGCTGGAACATTATACGCCCAAACGAATCCGTTTGACAACTTTAGAATGCCACTTGATCCTGATGGAAGGCCAGTTCAGCCGCACA